AACATCCCAATTAATTTTATTAACAATGGTGATGACTGTGTTGCATTTATGGAACGTGAACATGAGTTAGAATTTGTAAGAGGTCTGGATGAATGGTTCATCAAAATGGGATTCCGTATGACGAGAGAGCCCAGCGCGCACAATTTGGAAGACATTGAGTTCTTCCAGATGCGGGTTCTCAGAACGTCACGTGGAAATGTAGCAGTAAGAAATTTCGATACCGCACGAGAGAAGGACAGTATGTGTCTCTTCCCACTCGACAACGAATCAGCTATGAGGAAATGGCTGTATGCTGTTGGCGAGTGTGGATTAGCACTTTGTGGTGGGGTTCCAGTTATGGAGTCCTTTTACAAGTGTTACATGCGTAACGGAATTAAATCAAACATGCAAGATGCTGTGCACATGCAGTCAGGAATGCGGTTCTTAGCAGTGAGGATGGAAGCGAAGGAAGCTCTCATCACTCCAGACGCCAGAACTAGCTTCATGATGGCATGGGGATATACTCCTGATGAACAGGTGGCCATGGAACAATACTATGACCAACTGAACATTGAGCACACCATTGAGACAATTGATAATTACTTACTCTACAATTATTCCCCATTATAGATGAAGTATCATGGAAATTATTGCGGTCCAGGTTGGTCAGCGGGCGAGTATCAGAACAGTGTTGTGTCTGATGTTCCTGCCGTTGATGAATTTGATGATACCTGCAGAGATCATGATGCCGCCTACGCCACTCATGGTGATTTGCTACATGCTGATTTGTTGTTTGCCCACCGAAATTTCGGTAAGGGTTTCAAACGATCGGCTGCAGCTGTCGCGGTGGGTGGCCAAGCTGCAATTCGGGCCATTGATAAATACATTCCTAACATTTATCAAACTAAAGAGAAAACAAGTAACAAGAGAATGAGTTTCCGCGGAAGCAAGATACAAGTAGCACGTAACGGCACAGTACCAGCCGTTAACGGAAGGAAAAAGAGCCTAGCACCAGATCTTAAACAGGTCAGTGCTCCGGCTATTTTTGGTACAGTTTTGAGGGGGAGTACAGCCACCTCGATCAAGAAAGACAAAGATTCAATTTCAATGGAAGTGCAGGTGTGCATTGGTCGTCCTCAGGCGGCTGTGCAATCTACAGTTCCTGAAATGATTGGATTGCAGTATTTGTCGCCCGTTTGTATGGGTAACGATGAAGTTCAGAACATGACCCGTGTTTATCAACATTTTAGAATCACGAGAGCAGCTTTGCACTTTCGTGCATTTCAAGGTACCAGCATTGGTGGTGAGGTCATTGTGGTCGCGGATAGCGATCCCAATTACCGACCAATTAATACTGGTGTTCAAACTACATTTTATCAACGGGCGTTGTCCACTAAGCATTCTCTTCTGACACCATTGTGGATGTCAGAGTCAATGGACTTACCTGTCGATTCGGCATGGAAAGTATGTGACAATAGCAACAGCACGACTATTGAAGAATTTCAGTCGGGTGTTGTTTACATTTACTCAGATGGGAGCACCAGTATTCCTGGGTTCTTCATCATTAATGTGTCCATCGAATTTTCTGGCTTACGGTTTAATTCCAGAAACCTTATCTCAGGTTCCTATCAAGGGCTTGGAACCCGTCAAGCACTCAGCAATTCAGCTCCTGTGCTGAATGCTGATGTGACTTTGGTGGGCACAGGGTTCACCATTGGTGATATCTACGCCTTGCAGGTCTCGTCTACTAGTGCCACTTTTGGTACTGGTAATGCGAGCACTGCGTGGCAGATTTCATCTGGTACTGGAAATATTCCGTACGTGATCGG